ATACTACTTTTATATTAGGTCCTACACCTAATGCTACTTTTGTAGCAGAGTTACATTATTTTTATAAACCAACTTCTATAACTGCAGGTGCAGATAGTGGTACAACATGGTTATCAACTAATGCTGAGAATGCTTTACTATACGGATCTTTGTTAGAGGGTTATACTTATATGAAAGGTGATCCTGATTTAATGCAAGTTTATGAAAAAAGATATGATCAAGCTTTAGCTAGATTAAAAACTTTAGGAGAGGGTGAAAATACAAGAGAACAGTACAGAGATGGAGTTTATAGAGTTAGAAGAACATAATGTTTAATGTAGATGTTAAATCTGGTGTAGGTGATATAGGAGTAAAAACAACTCATAATAAAGGTCTTAGTCCTGAATATTGGACAGAAAGAGTAGTAGAAAGATTAGTATCAATAAGCGATAATGCTGATCCTATGGTGAAAGCACAAGCTGAAGCTTTTAAAGAATCAATAACTAATTTAATTCTATTATATATGAAACAAGCTGTATCAAGTGATAGAGCTACTGTGGCAGGTTTATTAGAAAAACAAGGTCATAAAGATATGGCTGAAATTATAAGGAGATTATAATGGCGATAACGCAAGCAATGTGTACATCATTTAAAAAAGAACTTTTAGAGGGTGTGCATAATTTTAAAAACTCAGGTGGTAATGATTTTAAACTAGCACTTTATACAAGTTCAGCTAGCTTAGACGCTTCTACCACAGCATACACTACCTCTAATGAGGCTAGTGGTACTAACTATACAGCTAAAGGAGCTTCTCTAACTAGAGTTGATCCCTCTACTTCTAGCACTACAGCACTTACAGATTTTGCTGATTTAACTTTTAGTAATGCAAGTGTTACAGCTAGAGGCTGTTTAATATTTAATGACACTGCTTCAGGAGATCCTGCAGTTTGTGTTTTAGATTTTGGAGCAGATAAAACTTCTACTGCTGGAGATTTTACAATACAGTTTCCTACAGCAGACGCTTCAAATGCAATAATTAGAATAGCTTAACTATGGCAATAATTAATGGTTGGGGTAGAGGCACTTGGGGAGAAGGTGCTTGGAGTAATCCTTTACCAGTTGATGTTACTGGAGTTGCTGGTACATCAGCTTTAGGAAACGAATCAGTTTCTATAAGCACTGTTTCAGGTGTTAGTGCAGTAGTTGCTACATCTGGTTTAGGTGATGAATCAGTTACAGCAACAGCTAATGTAGCAGTTACAGGACTAGTTGGAACTTCAGCACTAGGTAATGAATCATTAATTACAAATAACAATTTATCAGTTACAGGTTTTGCTGGAACAACATCATTAGGGGATGAAACAGTAACTGCAGACGCTAATTCTTCTATAACAACATTAGACGCATTAGCTCTAAGTTTAGGTGGAGTAAATGTTTGGGGAGCAATAGATACTTCACAAACACCAAATTATAGTAATATAAGTACATCTCAAACGCCTGATTGGCAAGAGGTGGCATAACAAAGGAAAATTATGGCAACGTATGTAAACAATTTAAGATTAAAAGAAATAGCTACAGGTGATGAAGCTGGAACATGGGGTACTTCTACTAATACAAATTTAGAATTAGTTGGAGAGGGTTTAGGTTTTGGTACTGAGGCTATTACAACAAATGCAGATACTCATGCTTCTACTGTAGCTGATGGTTCAGCAGATGAAGCTAGAGCTATGTACATTAAATATACAGGCACATTAGACAGTGCTTGTACTATAACAATAGGACCAAATACATTAAAGAGAGTTCATTTTATAGAGAATGGTACGTCAGGTAGTCAAAACATAATAATAAAACAAGGTTCTGGATCTACAGTAACTATTGGTCCAGGAGATGTTAAGGTAGTTTATCTAGATGGTGCAGGCTCAGGTGCAGCAGTAAATGACGCTTTTGCAAGTTTATCAACAGTAGATTTAAAAGTTAGTGATGATTTAACAGTTACAGATGACGCTTCTGTAGGTGGCGACTTATTAGTAAGTGGTGAAGTGCAAACAGCAAATATAGGTTTTACAGATGGAGATAACGCTATCACAATAGCTGATGGCGGAGGTATAACAGCAGCAGCTGGTATTACATCAACAGCTGCTTCAAATACTTTTGGAGCTACATCTTTTAATGACGCAAATATTACTAACGTTGGCGATATTGCTTTAGATAGTCTATCAGCAGATGGATCTAGTATTTCAATAGCAAGTCCTGTAGTAATAAATGGCTCAACACCAACTTTAACTATAGGTGACGCAGGTGAAGAAGATACAAAATTAGTTTTTGATGGTAATGCTCAGGATTTTTATATTGGTTTAGATGATTCGGCAGATGATCTTTTAATAGGTAATGGTAGCACTGTAGGTTCTAATGTAGCTATTGGTGTTAATGAAAGCCAAGTTGTGCAATTCAATGGAGCTTATACTTTCCCAACATCAGATGGTAGTGCTAACCAAGTTTTACAAACAAACGGAAGTGGAGCTTTATCTTTTGCCGCCTCACCAACACCTACCGCAATCTCTGACGCTGATGGTGATACCAAGGTCCAAGTAGAAGAATCTTCTGATGAAGATAAAATTAGATTTGATACAGGTGGTACAGAAAGAGCCTCTGTAATTGCTGAGGGTTTGCTTGTCGGTCAAGGATTTAGTGGTGGTATGTTTGAAAACGAAGCCTGCAATATTAGAAAAACAGGTAATAATGATGACGCAGTTTTAGCCTTAGATTCAGATACAGGTGACGCTTCTTTTTACAGATTTATGAGATTCTACAGAAAAAATGCTAATTCTAGTTTAGCTAAACTTGATTATGACCTTTCAGGAGATTCTATTTCATTAGCAGTAGAATCTGATGAAAGATACAAAACAATTACAGGACCTGCTGATGGTTGGAATTTAATTTCTAAACTAGAGCCAATAAAATATACAAGACCATCTGAGGGTGTAACTAATGGATGTGGTTTTGGAGCACAATCTTATAAGCAAGCTTTTGATGATATAGGAGAGTATGCAAGAGGTGTCACAGAGGGTTCTGATACAGAAAAGTGGATGTTAGATTATTCAGTACTAGTGCCAAACTTAGTAAAAACTATACAAGAGCTAGAGGCTAGAATAGCTACATTAGAAGGTAGTTAAGATATGGATGAACAAAAATTTTATGCAAATGTTTTACAGCTAATAGATGTTTCTGTAAGAAGAGGAGCTTGGGAAGGTACAGAGCTAGCTTTGTTGGCACAAATTAGAGAAGAGGTAGTTATAAAATTAAAGAATTGGTCAAATGGTATAGATGTTCCAGAAAGTTCAAAAGAATTATCTGAAAAAAATAAAAATGAAAAAAGTTAGTTCTATGGAAAAAATTATTTCACATGAAAAAGAATGTGCTATTCGTTATGAAAATATAGAAAAGCGTCTAGAAGATGGTTCTAAAAGGTTTGATAGACTAGAACTTATGTTGTGGGGAGTATATCCTTTTATTGTAGGAGCATTAGTAGTAAGTAGGTATTTATCATGAGTAGAGCAAAAAAAGTTATATCAAGAGTTGTAGGCAAGCTTAAAAAGGCTAGCAAGGCTCATGCTAATCAAGCAAAAAGTTTAGAATCTTTAAATTTTAAAAAAGGTGGTAAAACTAAAAAAAGCAAAAGCAGAGTTAATGAAGCTGGTAATTACACAAAACCTGGTATGAGAAAAAGATTATTTAATAAAATTAAAGCAGGCGGTAAAGGTGGTAATCCTGGTCAATGGTCTGCAAGAAAAGCACAGATGTTAGCAAAACAATACAAGGCTGCAGGTGGCGGTTACAAATAGTATATTCATTGATGATTTAGAAATACCAAAATCTAATCATCCAAATATAAAAAAATTAAAAAATGCTTGTAATGATCATACAGATCATGGCAATAAAGTATGGAACTCTAGTTTAGTTTTAATAGACGCAATTAAAGATTTAAATATAAGATTTCATGACAATAATCTTGTTTTAGATTTAGGTTGCGGTTGGGGTGTTTTAAGTTCTTATTTAGCTTTAAATGGAGCAAATGTAGTAGGAGTTGATAAAGATCCTAACGTAGAACCATATTTTAAGTGTGTAGCAGATATAAATAATGTAAGCACTTTATTTTTATGTGATGATTTTTTTAAAAAAGATTTTGAAATAGACTACGATTATTTTATAGCTTGTGATGTTTGTTTTTGGAAAAAACATATTAAACAGTGGAAAAAGTTTATTAAAAGAGTTGTCAAAGATGGTAAACAATTATTAATGTGTGATCCTGGTAGAGAAAGTTTTTGGGAACTGCTTAAAATATGTGATGTGCCACACATAGTAGAAAGGCATTATATTAGTAAACCTAGAAAAACAGATTCTTACATAGTTATTTTTGGAGAATAATATGGCACTTAAAAAAACACAAAAAAGTTTAAAAACATGGACAGGTCAAGATTGGACTACAGCTAGTGGTAAAAAGTCATCTGAAACAGGTGAAGTTTATGCTCCTAGAAAACAAATAGAAAGATTAAAATCTACTGCAAAAGGCAGAAGAAAATTAGCTGCAGCTAATAGAAAAAAGAGAGAGGCAACTAGAAAAGGCAAACAACACGCTAGACATGGTTTGCATAAAGGTAAAAGAAGATAATGTATGAATATAAGTTTAAATTAGATAGAGTTGTTGATGGCGATACTATAGATGTAGTTATAGATTTAGGTTTTTCTATTCTACATAAATGTAGAGTACGCCTATTTGGTATTGATACTCCAGAATCTAGAACTAGAGATTTAGATGAAAAAGCTAGAGGTAAACTTGCAAAAGACTTTTTATCTTATTGTTTAGCTTCATCTGATGATCACGTTATAAAAACTAGTGTAGATGGTAAAGGTAAATTTGGTAGAGTACTTGGCGAAATATATTGTGATGGAAAAAATATTAATCTTTTAATGATTGATAAACATCATGCAGTTGCATATAAAGGACAAAGTAAAGATGAAATTGCCTCACAACATTTAGCAAATAGACAAATTTTAATAGATAAGGAAATATACATTCCTATAGATTAAATAAAATCAAAAAATTACAGGAGGAATTATGTTAGAGTTTTTTGAATATATTATAAGATGGGTACAAGTAATACCTTGGTTAGTAATGATTGCTTCCATAGTTGCAGCTTGCACAGATACTCCCAAAGATGATTTAGTAATAAAAAAATATTACAAATTTATAGATTGGTTAGCTTTAAATGTAGGAAAAGCAAAGGATAAATAAATGGATCAAGATAGTAGATTTAGAGGTGATATGGACAGAAATGAGGTCGAGATGGACCTCAAAAAGTTTATGGCTATGATAGAGGAAATAGGTGCTCTAAAAGATAAAATAAGAGAGCTAGAAGATACTAAAAATGTTAATCCTCACCAAAAATGGATTCATCTAGCGAGAGCTGTAGATTCATGGCGTATATTCCCTAGAGCTTTTTTAAGTGTATATATATTTTTACTATATTATTCAACAATGTGGTTTATGGCTTTAGAAGAGCCAAGTTTTGAACAATCAGGTTTAATATCAATAATAGTTGGAGCTGGTGCAGCATGGTTTGGTTTATATGCTGGCACATCTAACTCGTCAAAAGGATTTAAAGGTGAAGATAAGTAGATTAATAATATTTTTTATATTTTTGTATTGTGGTAATGAATTATTAGCACAAGAACAAACAGGAACTTGTACTGTTGGTAGTCAGTATTGTGAGGCATTAAATACAACTAATACGACAACGACTACAAATACAAATACAAATACCAACACAAATACAAATACAAATACTAATTCAAATACAAATGTTAATACTTCAACATCAACAGCTAGCAATACTAATGTAAATACAAATACTAGCACTGCTAATAATACTAATACAAATGTCAATACATCTACTTCTTCAGCTAATAATACTAATGTAAATACTAGTACAAATAATAATACCAATACTAATGTTAATACTTCTACATCAAATTCTACTGTTAATTCTACTGTAAATCAGAATGTAAATAACACTACTACATCTA